TCCAACTCCACACCTAGACAACTAGCTTTTGACTTTGATGATTACGATGGTCCAGATGAACTCTGGTTGCATTATCTGTGGTCACTTCTCCCATAGTTTTTTTCGTTCTATGTAGAGAGCAATAATGTCCTCGAAGTTGTCTGGTTTGCGAGGGGGTTTCTGGCTGTAGATATTGTATGCTTCAAAGCATCTATTCTCATTGTATGCTTGTCTGCTTATTCGTTCACATTCTCTTGCTGACTCGAGGTCGATTGTAAGCATGAGAATAACTGTGTGTGTCATTTTTGTTATCATGGGTTCTCGCTTTCTGTTTTGTGTTAGGGAGGGAGGCAAGCAGTATAAACCCTCCCTAACTCATTTAGGGTTACGTTTGGAGAAAGCAGACCCTAAAACGGAATATCATCATCGGATATAGCATTGTCAACTTGTTTTTCGCTAATGTTTAACGAAAGCATTGATCCAGTATCGGTTGTTTTTATCCAAGCGGCAATGCGTTTTCCACCAGATGATAAATCTATTTGACCAGTAAGAGCTGGTGCATTCTCTTTTGTGTTATCATTATCCCACATTCTGCCGACTTTGATGTAGATATCTCGTACATCTTTGCCGTCTTTCTGTTGCTCTTTGACAATGCAGATTCTATTTTCTTTGCCATCATCATTGAGTGTGCCAGTACCAACTAGCTTTGCGTTAGGTGCTTGCCATACTGCACCAGTGTTTGTGTTATCGTATTCCATGATTACCAATCTCCTCCTTGATTACGTTTTGGGGTAAATCCAGACTTTTTGTTTTTGGAATTAGTATCGTTTCCATCGTCATCTGTACTTGCGTCTGGTGCAAGATTCAGAAGTCTTTGCAACATATACCTAGTCATGTAAGTAATGCCTGATCCTATTTGTTGTGATCCATTCTTGGTATCATCAACGCAAACAGATTCGCTTTCAATTGATGTACCAGATTCAACATGACGAAGCTCGATGCAAAGAACTGGCATACTGTCTTGGTTTTTCATTCTACCAATAACCATAATGCCTTGCTCTTTGAGAACTGGTACAACAGATTCCAGTATATCCTCGACCTTCATGTATTTGTTTGCGAATCTTTTGTTCTCACCATCTGTTGATATTCCTTTGAACTCACAAGCAAATAATGCTGTATATATATCTTTATGCTTTGCCATTTGTATTCTCCTTTAGTTTGATTGTGCGTCTGCCAGTCTTTGATACATTGATTGAAAGTATATCATTGTATAGTTCCGCATGACTTGGCTGGACATGATTAAGTAAATCTTTCTTTGCTTCTTCATGCATTTTTACTGATGGTAATGTTTCTACATATACCTGAGAAGCATTTGAAAAAGAGTTGCTTTGTGTCATGTCTTCCTTTTTCTTCCTATCAAAAAGAATGCCTTTGATCTGTGGTGGATCAGGCATTCTTTTTTGTGGAGGCTGGTCATCAGTAACAAATTTCCAAAAGCGTACAACTCTGTTCATTATCTCTTGTGCATACTGTGGATTGTATGTGATATGTATGCATTCCCATTTTGAATTTCCAAAGATATTTGCAAAGTAAATGCCATCAATAATATCGTGACCACCAATGTAGAACTTCTTTGCCATGTGCAAATAGAATTGTAACTGCGGCATATATAGTTCTGCTTGTTTGTCAATGTTGGTAAAGCTGTTGGTATGCTTGCACTCGAGTACACTCCAGCCATCTTTGTGGCTAACCAGTCCATCAAGTGTAGCTCTGAGAGGAACGTCTTTTGAATCAGATGCCATAGCTGGTGCATTGATAGCATGTTGCCTTTCGATGCGTTTGATCTCAAGGTCATCATCGTACATTTTTTTGAACCACTCGATGTTGAATGTTTCTGTTGCGACACCAAGCTGGACATGAAAAATATCTGATAGATCATCAGGCTCTCTCCTTCCGGTCTTTTCTTCCCATAGCTTTTGCCAGGCATCTTCTTGATTTGAAAATAATCTGCCGACATCACTGCCGCCAATACTTTTGGTTCTATCCATAGCTTTCTCCTTTTTTATATGGCTAATATAGTATCGTTACTGCAACTTTGCAATAACTTTTTGAAATGATTGCTGAAGTATTTCTCTCCTTTCTACATGCTCTTTCATCAGCAGATACAGATCATTGAACGATGGAAATATTTTGTACATTCTGATGCTTCTGTTCAAAGCAAAGTTTACACAATCGGCTGGCAAGGTAGATAGTTGCATTTGTATTGCATCGAGTCTTGCATTCACCTCTTCCATTGTTGAGTTGTAGGGTTTGTAGAATAAGTATACCCACTTGTTTGTTTGATTTTGTATTTGTTTTGTAGTCATTGGCTCCATATATTTATCAATGATTTCTATTGCTTTAAGTGCAGTTGATAAATCGACACCATCACTTATCAGTTCACCCTCAAGCTTCAACTTTCTCACATCGACATTTGGTAATGCATTCAGTTCAGTTATCAAAGATTCTGTTGCCTCTCTTGGCGAACTAAATACCAAGAGATCACGATCATTTTTTTTTAGTTCAATAACTTTTTTGTCTTCCATTGTTCATCCTTTCATTATGTTTTTGAATGTTGATTCCCATACTCGGTCACTAATTATTACACAGTATCGAGGGTTACCAGTCTTGCGTTTACAGACTGCTATATCTCGATCTTCTAAAAGATTAAATACGTTTGGAAACGAACTTTTATCTCGATACTTTACTTCTACAAAGAGTATCTCACCATCAATCTCGATAGTAAGATCCCCTTTGTATTCACCACCTAGACTGCCCGATAGTGGTTGTTTCTTTGTTTTTATTCCTAAACTATTCCAAAGCTTTAAAAACCAGCGTTCGTGATAGCTTCCTTTCGCTTTACTTTTGCTAACCATTTGTCCTCCTCATAGCATTTGAGGCAAATCAAATGACCTGTGGCAAAGATAACAAAGTATTGTGTGAGCTCGTCACAAGCCATACACTTATTTCTTTGTCGTTGTTCTTCTGCTTTGTAGCGTTTTGAGTTGCTGAATAGCTTCTTCAATTTTAATAGCAGTTCCATATCTTAGCTCAGTTCCTTTAAGTTGCCGATAGTAAGTTGTCTTTGATAAACCAGCCCATTCAAATGCCTTACGCAATGATATGTTGTTGCTCTCCGTTAAGTTTGTTAGTTGTTCTAAATAACTTTTCATAGAGAGAAGGTTTAGCACGACTAGCTTGCTGGAGCAAATGATAATTGACTGTTTTCTTACCCAATCCGGTAATAAAATATTTTCTTATTGTGCCAGGTGTTTTAGCATTCTTTCTTGCAAGCCAATAAATATCAGATACTTGAACAGATATTATCAATCCATACCTATGTTCGAGCTGGTTAAGTGTTGATGTGATTGTTCCTAGCTTTATATCCCGCAGTTCTTTTTTGATAATGCTACTTGTTATTGTTGGTGGTTTTGGTTTTGACTTATCCGTATAAAGAGCTATAGTAGCAAGTATACGAAGTTGGTTTTTGGTTAGTGACTTCATAGTATAATCCTTTTACTGGGGAGGTTTTGCAGCCTCCCCTTTTTAAGTTACGGTTGCATCTTTTCTTCGAGAATGTAGTCATAAACTTGATCCATCAACTCTTCCATAGGAACGTTGACTGTCTTGATTCCTCTCTCGTCACAGAAGTTTAGAAGATCGAGACAAGGCATATTGTTTACCTCGTCTTCGACCTTTGCCTTTATCTCATCATTGACTGGATGTGACACTACTTATCTCCATAGTGTTTGTTATTTGTAATAATAACATCAGGTAAATTTTCTTCATTTCTTATCATATCAACAAAGTCGAATTTTTCGATTATTGTTTTGATATACTGTGCAACTTTCTCGAACTCATAACGATCTCCGTATCTTGGAAAACGTTCTTTGTCTTTACCCATAGCTTCATAATAAAGCATATCTTTTTTTAGTTTTGATTCTAGTGCAGTCATTAGAATAACTCCTTTTGTTTTGGCTCATCGCCTAGTTTTTGTTTTAAGCTGGACAGAAACTCCTCATCGGTCATAGGTGTATCGCAATGAGTTGTGCCGCCGTAATGTTCTGAACGTCGTGACATCATATACGAACGATACCCAGTTTCTGTCAGCGGACTCTTTACTCGTTTACCATTTACATCGGTTACATTCAGTTGGAAGTGATCTACTACATAGGGCATACCTGATTCGGAATACCCTAAGTAGTCACGACAAACTGATACATTGTGTGTCAACTTGTTCCACACAAATGTTCCTACGTCCTCATATGACTTGTGCATACTTGGCATAATCTTTTTGCCAAAATGGTTTCATCTTTGGAGGTGTTGGTTGACCAGCAAGCTCTGCATTCAAGCTTAACTTTAGATCCTTCTCGTATGCTTCTCGAAACATATAGCGTGCAAAGTGTACACCATTTTTAGTTTCTCGAATAGCAATGATGTCTGCTCCGTTTTTGTTTAGATCATGTATGCGTGATGCCAATCTTCGACAACCAAACTCTAGTGCTTTTCTGTCTGTGATATATCCATGCAAACGTATACATGCTAGAACTAATCCACATTGCGTATCAGCTCTTGGTTCAATAAAATATTCATTCATTAGTATTCTCCATTGGTTTTGCAACATCAGCAACAAGTACGCCATCTGCTGGTGATGATAGTACGACTTCTAAATCCTTTACTGGTGACTCTTCTCCGCTCTCGATGTGGATATCAAGTAAGCGGCATAACTCAGTAGCATAAACATCTGTCAATATATATGCTGGGTTCTCTTCATCATCTTTATCAAAGAACTTTATGGTGTATGTATCAGACCAAGCTAAGTCAACATCGACTCGACCTTTGTGAACATGACCATTGCATATCATTTTGATGCCAGCTCTTCGTTCTTTTGATTCCGGCAATGCAAATAATGTATGACCTGGAATAACTCCCCAGCACATCATCGCAGTTGGATCTGCTTTATTTATTTGATTTACAATAACCTTTGCATACGCAAGTGTTTCTTGGTTACTCATAGCTTTCTCCTTTAGTTAGTATAGTTGATTATGATACTCAATTCAAACTGTTTACTGTTACTGTTCTGCCTAAACCATGTTCCATAGCTTCAGCAAGTGTGTCGAATGGCATCTGTTCATAGTGTTTATCGAACCATTCAACGCATACGAATTTATTGTTTCTTGACCACCAATGTATCTCGATTGATGGGTCACCACGCATAATGTAAGCCCTCGTATCATTGATGCTGGTCATCTTGCATGATTTGTAATGTCGTCTTATATCAAGATAGTTCATAGTGACTCCTTTTCTTTTCTCGATATTATTTGCATTTGCTTATCTACGTTTTGTTCGAACACTCTGATATATTCATCATTCACTCTCTTGAATAATCTTTTGCATTCCTCGAACTCTTGTGGATCATTTTCTCGATACAATTGCATTCGATCTGCAAGTCCATCAGATAAATGAATTAATTGCTGTTGTGTAAATTCCAAAGCCATAATGACCTCCATTGATTAATGATATTGTTGTTGATGCAATCGTTTTAAAACATCCAGTTGTTATGCCACGATTGCCAATGATAAAGTTTGGGGTAAACCCACCAGCCGAAAACCAACTTGGATCATTACAAACCAAGCTGGGATTTCGGTCGCTACTCTTCTGGTCTAGTTAGATACACAATCCAACCTAAGAAACCAAAGGCAATAGCAAAATAAATTATTACAAAGAGCATCATATTTTTTCTCTTCCATATGCTAAAATTCTTAATAAGGATTCTTCTATGTCATACCTAGCCTCTCTAGGATATATACAGCCATCTAATACTTTCACCATTCTTTCCATGATGATATCACTCTGCGTTTTGATGAATAAATCATCAGCAACAGTATAATCTAAGATCTTTTCTTTTTTCACTTTATCACCTCCTTTCGATGTAGAGCAGTTTATCCTCATGCTCAGGAGTGTAGGTTACATATTTGGTTGTGAACTAGCTGGCTCAGCAGTCTTGATATCACCCTCAACTACTCTTGGTGTGAAATCGCTGATATGTCTGTTCGGATATTCCTCAATGTTCAGAGTCTTCATTACTTTTCGAAGGGAATCTCTGATCTCAATAATTTCCTTTTCAGTATCTAACGCATCAGCTAACCTAGAATCCAATTTCTCAAACTTAGTAGAGAGAGTATTAGTTGTTTTGCATCTCTCTCTTTCATCTAGGTATTCTGCTTTTAGATCGGCAAGGTATTTGTTATTATCAATTTTCCATGTCAAGTCTTTTAGTATTTTGTTTATGTGATATGTTCTTTGATAATCGTTCTTGATGTGGAGGAAGATTGCCGTCCAGCTTTGTTGTAATTCTTTACTCATAATATACTCCTTTTTTCATAATTAATGTTGATCAGCACCCATCGAAAAAAAGCGTTCGGACCGACAGCAAGAGCAGTATTCGACAGTACCCATGAGGCACACAAGCCAAAGCAACAAAGCACAATCAGTTCACGAATCCTTTTTTTTGATATAATGGTGCAGACATTAATTATGGAAAAAGATCAGAGTATATTGCAAATGAGTAAGAATTCAACAAACTGGACAAGGCAATCTGGGGGAGCATCAAGGGCGATTATCATTGGGTTTCATGGGGTGTTCTGGGTTTGCTTGCAAAATACTTTAAGTATCATCTTGACATGGACAATTGATGATGGCAAATTTCTTGTTGATGTAATAGCAGAATAGCAAGTTGAAAGGGAGAGATGCAAAGCAACGGTCTTACAAGTAAACAAAAGAAACTGGTTGATACGATCGTAGCAACTGATTGTTCAATTAAGAAAGCATCAGAAGAAGCTGGATATAGCAAAGGTGAAAGTGGTAGAGTAACAGCTACAAAGACTTTGAGGTTACCACATGTGCAACAGTATATGATGCAAGTTGTTACACAGAGCATTGGACTAAATGCTACGAAAGCTTTGAGAAGGATAATGGACTTGTCAGATAATGCTAAGAGTGAATATGTACAGCTTGAGGCAAGCAAAGATATACTAGATAGAGCTGGTTATAAAGCACCAGACAAGGTAATGCATAGTCATGTAGGTAACATCTCTGTCAACATAGACCTAACATAATAGCTGGGCGTGCATGTGTAGATATGACATATACAAGGCACAGGGGGTCAAAAGTCATGGCGATAATAGTACAAGAGATAGCATACAAACATTTTTAGTGGAAAAAGCTCGATGAATATATTAACCTACATAAAAGGATTGCTTATGCGTGTAGCAGTATTAGTATCATCTTTAAGAGGAAGATTTAATGGCAAAGACACCAGCTTGGCAGAGAAAGGCAGGGAAGAATCCAAAGGGAGGACTCAACGCAAAAGGTCGAGCAAGTTACAAGAAGGGAACTCTAAAAGCTCCAGTAAAGTCAGGCGACAACCCAAGAAGGGCAAGCTTTCTGGCAAGAATGGGGGGAATGCGAGGACCGGAAAGGGACTCAAAGGGACGACCAACTCGACTCCTTCTCAGCTTAAGAGCATGGGGAGCATCGAGCAAAGCCGACGCAAAACGAAAGGCGGCGGCAATAAGCAGACGAAACAAAGCAAAAAAACTTAGAAAGAAAGGATAACATCATGCCTATGGGAAAAGGAACATATGGGTCTAAGAAGGGAAGACCACCAGCAAAGAAGAATGGTTCTGGTATGACAGCAAAGCAGAAGACTCTACCAAAGAATCTTCAAGCTAAAATAATGGCATCTAAGAAGAAAAAGTAATGGCAGTTAATGCGGCTGGAAACTATACCAAGCCAAAGATGAGGGCGGCACTCTTTCGCCGAATCAAAGCTGGTGGCAAGGGTGGGAATCCTGGTCAATGGTCTGCACGAAAGGCACAGATGTTAGCCAAGCAGTATAAAGCCAAAGGTGGTGGATATACCTGATGGCATTAGCAAAGAGCCAAAGAAGTCTTAAGGCATGGACTCGTCAGAAATGGAGAACCAAATCTGGCAAACCCTCACTACAGACTGGCGAGAGATACCTCCCAGAGTCTGCAATTAAATCTTTATCTGATGCTGAGTACAGAGCCACAACTCGAAAGAAAAGGGCGGCAATGCGTAAAGGTAAACAAGTTGCCAAACAGCCAAAGAAGATTGCAAAGAAGACTGCATCACATAGAAAGTTCACATGAGTTTTTTAAATACCCTCAAACCTGAAGAGCATAGAATGTTGCGTCAAATGGTAAGAGATATACACTTCCAATACTTTGACGAAAAACACGGAGCTTCCTTCATCACTAATAAAATGCTAGATAACATTATCGAGGTACAGGGTAGAGAGGCTATAGAAAAATTATTAAAGGCTGGAATTGATAAAGGTCTAAGATGAAGTTTACTTATAAACCTGATGGTAAGGTTATAAAAGATTTCATGAAAGATAGTAGTTTTTTTCGTGGTGTTCGAGGTCCAGTTGGTTCTGGCAAATCTGTTGCATGTTGCGTGGAGTTATTCAGAAGAGCTTTAGAGCAGAAGCCAAACAATGAAGGAATAAAGAAATCACGCTGGTGCGTAATAAGAAACACCAATCCGCAACTAAGAACAACTACAATAAAGACTTGGCTTGACTGGTTTCCAGAGAATGAATGGGGAAAGTTTCATTGGTCTGTTCCTTATACTCACCACATACAGATGAATGATCTCGACCTCGAAGTAATATTTTTAGCACTTGATAGACCTGAAGATGTAAAGAAACTTCTTTCTCTCGAACTTACTGGCATTTGGATAAACGAAGCAAGAGAAATACCCAAGAGTATTATTGATGCGTGTACTATGCGTGTTGGTCGATATCCAAGTATGCGAGAGGGAGGTGCTAGTTGGTCTGGTGTTATTGCTGATACTAACGCACCAGAAGAAGACCATTGGTGGGCTATTATGGCTGGAGAAGTTCCCATACCTGATCATATTCCTAGAGAGCAAGCAACTATGTTAGTTAAACCTGAGAACTGGAACTTCTATGTTCAACCATCTGCAATGATTGAAACTAAAAATGAAAAAGGTGACATCGAGGGATATAAGATGAATCCCAAAGCAGAAAATAAAAAAAATATTATAGAAAGCTATTACCCAAATATTATTAACGGAAAAACAAAAACATGGATTGATGTTTATGTAATGAATAGATTGGGAACAATACAAGAAGGTAAACCAGTTTACCCAGACTTTGTATCAGATACACATCTTGCCGAAGAAGAAATACCTGTTGCTATTGGTGTGCCTTTATATATTGGTGTAGACTTTGGACTTACACCATCTGCTGTATTTGGTCAAAAGGTTCGAGGTCGATGGTTAATACAGTCTGAGATTGTAGCTGTTGATATGGGTATTGTTCGTTTTGCTGAGTTACTTAGGCAAGAGATAGCAACAAGATTTTCTGGTCTTGATGTTTATATTTATGGCGATCCCGCTGGTGACTTTAGGGCGCAGACAGATGAGTCAACCCCTTTTCAGATTATGAGAGGTGCTGGATTAAAAGCAGTACCAGCTCCTAGCAATAGTGTTGATCTTAGGCTTGAATCTGTTTCCTCACAACTTACTAAAATGTCAGATGGCAAACCAGCATTTATGATAGATCGCAGATGTCCCACTCTTATTAAAGGTTTTCAAGGTGGCTACTGCTATAGAAGAATGCAAGTATCTGGAGAAAGGTATGATGATAAACCTGAGAAAAATATGTATTCTCATTGCCATGATGCCTTGCAATATCTTATGTTAGGTGCTGGAGAAGGAAGAAGTTTAATGTCTGGTCAACAGCCAGTTAAAGCGTTCAATGCAAGAAAAGGCTTTGATTTATTTAAAAGACCTAGTATTAGTAGAAATAGCGGTTCTTTTTGGAATAGATTATAGGAGGGCAGAATGTGTTTTGGTGGAGGTAGTAGTCCAACCCCTGAACCTAGACAAGAGGTGAAGGAAGAAACAAAAGCGGCAAAAGAAGAAGAAGAGGCGGTAAAGGTCGAGCAAAGACAAGAAGCCTTAGAAAAAGAAGTAGAATCAAAACAGCCAGTTAAAACAAGTTTATTCTATGACGATGGTGGAGTTGTTTTTAGAAAGAAGAGAGGTAGAGGTTCTTTGTTTACTTCATCTCCTGGAGGTTCTGGATTCCTTACACAAGGAGCTAAGACAAATCAATCAGGCTTGATGAGTTATTAATGCTTCAATTTTTACCTGATACTGAAGAAAAACTTGCTCAATCTTTTTTAGAGAAGTTTGAAAAAGCAAAAACAATACGTCAGAACTTTGAAGATATCTTTGATGAATGTTATGATTATGCTATGCCAATGCGTGAGCAATTTAGATCAAAGACAATTGGTGAACGTAGAGATGAAAAAATATTTGATGAAACTGCTGTTGTCGGAGTACAGGAATTTGCCTCAAGACTCCAGCAAGGACTTGTCCCCAACTTTGCTCGTTGGGCTGATCTTGTTGCTGGCTCAGAAGTTGCCCTCGAAGAACGAGATGGATTAAATAATCAGCTTGATGATGTAACAGAATATGTTTTTGAGATACTACAAAACTCAAATTTTTCACAAGCTGTTCATGAATCGTTTATGGATTTGGCTATTGGTACTGGTGTTCTTTATGTTGATGAAGGTGATGCTATTAATCCAATTAGTTTTTCTGCCATACCTTTACCACATGTTGTATTAGATGTTGGACCGAATGATAAAGTAGATCATGTATATAGAGAACGTAATGTTCGATATTCTGATCTGCCTTTTTTGTTTCCTGATACCGATCTTGGTCAAGAGCTTACAAATTATGTAATGACCAGCCCTGATGCAAAAACAAAAATACTAGAAGTTGTTTGCAAGAACTATACAAAAATAAATGAAGATTCTTTCTTCTGCATTGTTATAGAAACAAAAACAAAAAAAATATTAAAGCAAGAAACTCTAAATGGAACTGGATCAAATCCATTTATATGTTTTCGCTGGATTACATGTAGTGGCGAAGTTTATGGAAGAGGTCCACTTCTCAATACATTAAGTGCAATTAAAACTACCAATCTAACAATTCAGTATATTCTTGAGAATGCCGCAATGTCTATTGCTGGTATATACCAGATGGATGATGATGGTGTTATAAATCCTGATACAATTAATTTAGTGCCTGGAACTGTAATTCCAAAAGCACCAAACTCTGCTGGATTACAGCCTATACGTCAAGCTGGGTCTATGGATTTTGGAAACTTTGTATTGTCTGATATGAGAACAAACATAAAGAAAGCATTGTATAATGATATGCTTGGTAGTCCAGAAAGAACACCAGCGAGTGCTACTGAGATAGCGGAAAGAATGGCTGATCTAAGTAGACGTATAGGATCTGCTTTTGGAAAATTACAAGCAGAAATGGTACAGCCAATATTACAGAGAGTTGTTTATATTCTAAAAAAGCAAGGACGCATTGAACTTCCTACTCTCAACGGAAGCCAAGTAAAGATACGATCTGTTTCACCGCTAGCACAGTCACAAGCTAATGCTGACATAACTGCAATAGCAAGATGGCTTGAATTAATACAATCTCAGTTTGGACCACAAGTTACTAATCTTCTTATTAATGCTGAAGAAACTGCCGCACATCTTGCAAAGAAGTATGGTGTTCCTGATTCTTTAATAAGAGATCCTGATGAACGTAGACAAATAATTGAGCAAGCACAACAGATGGCACAGATGCAACAACAAATGCAACAACCACAAGGTATGGCAAATGAACAAGCAAATTAAAGTAAGTTCTTTAGATGGTTATCCTAGAGAGCAACAATCAGATGAACAAATATCTTTGAACTTTGCTTCTTTGTTTAGCTCACCAAATGGTGCAGAAGTATTGAGATATTTAAGAAGTATAACTATAGAAGCTGTACATGGATCGGCTGTAACTGATGAAGTTTTACGTCATGCAGAAGGCAGTCGATACATTGTTGGTTTAATAGAAAGACGTATTCAACATGGACATAAGGTGAACAAATGAGTGAAGAAACAACACAAACAACAGTAAGCGAACAAGTAGAGTCTAATAACACCCCTACAACCCCTACAACCCCTACAAGTGAACCAGCACCAACAACAGAAGAGCAGTCAATAAATTCGATGGGGGAAAGACCGGAATGGCTTCCAGAAAAATTTAAATCAGCACAGGATATGGCAGAATCTTATTCTCAGCTCGAAGGGAAGATAAGCCAAAAAGAAGAAGATATAAGATCAACTATAATGCAAGAACTTGAGGCAGATGCATATAAAGACAGACCACCAACAAAGGGTGAGTACATATTACCAGAAGGTATCGATGATGAGTTAGCAAAGAGTAATGAGTTATTAGAATGGTGGGCTGATCAGGCTTTTGAAAATGGCTATAGTCAAGAAGAGTTTGCTGAAGGCATTGAGATGTATAAAAAAGTAGCAAACATCGGAATGACTGACCCACAAAAAGAAATGCAACAACTTGGCGATAATGGAAAAGAAAGAGTACAGGCAGTTGAAATGTGGTCTAATAAATTCTTTCCAGCAGAGCAACATGCAGAGATAGCCAATCTTTGCGCGACTGCTGAAGGTGTTAAGGCTATGGAAACTGTTATGAATGCTTTGAAAGGATCTAGTGTTCTTGGGAATGCAGAAGTTGTATCTGATCTTTCTGAGGAGAATCTACGAACTATGATGGCTGATGAGAGATATTGGAATGTTGCAAAGCGTGATCCAGCTTTTGTTGCTCAAGTAGACGATGGTTTCAAAAAATTATATAGATAATGAAACCCTTTATACGCAAAGGTAAATTAGCGTTAAGAGCTTGTCTACCTTCTGACGTTGACTTCATTGCAGATAATATGAGATTACAAGATATACGAGAGTGTGCTTTGGTTGGTGTTACTCCAAAGATGGCACTCGAAGTTCCCTTTGTTGAAGAAGGTGCAACTGGATTTACTATTACAAATGAGGATATTCCTATTGCTATGTGTGGAGTTACACCATTAGATGATTATTATAAGATGGGTCGTATATGGTTTCTTGGCACAACAGACTTAAAGAAGATGCCTTTGCGAATATTTAAGCATGCTAAAATTGCTCTATCTTTTTTGGTAAAACACTATGATGAGGTAGAAAATTTTGTTCCGTTAGATCATTGGGAGAATGTAATGTGGCTTTCGAGCATAGGATTTCAAGTAGAAAAACAACCGTATTATTTGGATGACTACCACTTTTATCGAGTTTTCTATTGCAATTTAAATAAAATTGATACAAAGATAGATAAGTCAAGACCCATAATGCATTGAGTGACCCTTCGTGGACAATCATATTGAGATGCAAGAGGACAATCAAGGCGGTGAAAATTAACTTTTAATAGGAGCTGGAAATGGCGAATACAATTGATGTAGCGTTCATTAAGCAGTTTGAGTCTGATGTTCACATGGCTTACCAGCGTATGGGTTCTAAACTACGGAATACTGTGCGTACTGTTGGCAATGTAGCTGGAAACGTAGTTCGTTTTCAAAAGATTGGAACTGGTAGTGCATCTACAAAATCTAGAAATGGTTTGGTTACACCAATGGAACTTGCACATACAACTGTGGAAGCAACCATGAGTGACTTTTATGCGGCTGAGTTTATTGATAAATTAGATGAACTCAAAACAAACATAGACGAGCGACAAGCTGTTGCAACTTCAGCGGCGGCTGCTCTTGGTAGAAAGACTGACGATATTCTTTATACTGCTATGGATGCTGGTGCAAACTCAACTCAAATACATGACACAAGTTCTGCTGTTGAAAAAGCAGACTTATTATCTACATTTGAAACATTTGGATCAGCGAATATTCCAGAAGATGGTGGGCGATATATTGCTATGCACCCAAAGGGATTTGCAGATTTATTCTTAATTAATGAGTTTGCATCATCTGACTTTGTTGGCGAGCAGAATCTACCATTTGCTGGTGGTATGACAATGAAGCAGTTTCTTGGCTTCAACATATTCTCTACTTCTGCTGTTACAGCTGGAAAGAATATGGCTTACCATACAACCGCAATCGGTCTAGGTGTAAACTCCGATGTTTCTACAGAGATAAATTATGTCGCTGAAAGAGCATCACATCTTGCAACTTCAATGATGTCTATGGGTGCTGTTGTTATTGATGACAATGGTATCTATGAACTTCTTGATAATAATTCATAGGAGGTAATTATATGGCTTATTCAGCAAGTGGATTATCCAGAATGGCTGGAGATTCAAATGGAAACATTTGGACATATAGCACAGCAGATGCAATTGGTACTGTAAATAACTCTGGTTATTTTAATAGTGCCGCTAACATGTTGAAGGTTCGTGATATTATCTATGTAAAAGATACCAACTCACCGACCACTCATCAGGTTAATGTATTATCAAATACTGGTTCTGTTGTAGACGTTTCTGATGGAACGGTTATAGTAGAAACTGATGGCGATTAAGGATAGGGGGAGAAATCCCCCTACTCTATTATGGCAGTAGTAAGTACACACGCAGATTCAGCAATAGATATATGCAATAGGGGTTTAATCCTAATAGGTGCAGAACCTATGACATCATTTGATGATGGTACAACTGAAGCAAGAGTATCTGCAAATGTGTATGAAGATATACTGAGAACTTCATTAACTAATGCTAGATGGAGATTCTCAACAAATCAAGAACAAGTAAATAGACTAACTGATGCTCCAACAGCTCGATATGCTCTGGCATATCAGCTACCAACAGATACCCTATTAGTTCATGCTGTAACTGTTAATGATACTCCAATTGAATATCAAATATATGGATCAATGATTTATGCTGATACAACTACTACTGATACAGTTGTAGCTGATTATACATTTAGAGTATCAGAAGAATTTATGCCAAGTTATTTTACTATGGCTGTGTCTTATGCTTTAGCACAAGTATATGCAACATCAATAGCAAGAGATGTTTCTTTAGCAAATGGTATGGCTGGCATGGCAAATCAAATGATGCTCAAAGCAAGAAGTGTAGACTCACAACAGCAAACAACAAGAAAGCTAGTAACAAATAGATTCTTAATTGATAGGAGAACATAATGCGTAAGCTTAGAGTTCCTATCTCTAACTTTCAGTTTGGTGAGGTTAGTCCATCTCTTATATCCAGAACAGATTCTCAGGTGTATCAAAACTCAGCTCAAAAGGTTGAAAACTTTTTTCTAAGAGCAGAGGGTGGAATTATCAAGCGTATGGGATTGAAGAACATACATGAATTTGATACCACAGTAGATACATCAAAAGTTCAGCAACATAGAATTATTCCATTTATTTTCTCTGATGATGAACGCTATATAGTTTCACTAGAAAATTTAAAGATAAGAGTTTTTAGGGTTGATACATCTTTTAATGTGACTTTAGCTACAACTATAACGCAAGATACAAGCAGTAATGCTTTGCCTATTACACATGATAATATTCATGAACTAACGTATGCTCAGTCCGGTGACACAATGTTTCTTGCTCACAATACATTTATGGTAAGAAAACTTGTGCGAACTGGTCTTACTTCTTTTCAAATGGAAACAAAAACATTTGATGGCAACTCTGCACAAACACTCATTCACCAACCTTACTTTGGGTTTGCATCGGCTGGTGTAACGCTTGATCCTTCAGCCTCGAGTGGATCAGGTATAACTTTAACAACTAGCTCTGCTTACTTTGATACTACTGGTTCTCAGAGTGGAGGTGACTTTCCAGATTCAAAGCATGTAAATGTAACCTTAAGATACTTTGGATCTGAGATAAAAATAACATCCGTTCAATCAGCTACTTCTGCAACTGGTACAGTATTTGGAAATTTAAAAAGAAGAATAACTGCTGACTCATTTAGAACAACAGAAGGTGTAGGAACTGTTGAGGTAACATTAGTAAATCATGGCTTTAGTGCAAGTGATGCTTTTACAATATCAAATGCTTCTTCTGCTGGGGGAATAGCACCAAGTAATCTCAATGGATCAAGAACTGTAGCAGAAGTAATAGATGAAAATAAATTCACATTTACTGCTGGTGCAAATGCAACAAGTGCAACTGCTGGGGGTGGTACACCTAATATAGAAACTCATGCACCAACAACAGAGTTCAAAGAACAATCATATTCTTCTCTTCGAGGCTTTCCAGGTGCAGTAGCGTTTCATCAGAATCGTTTATGGTATGGTGGAACTCTTGGTCAACCTGATGGATTGTGGGGTAGTAAGACTGGAGCATTTTTTAACTTTGATATAGGTGATGCTGAAGATAATGATGCTCTTGATCTTACTACTGCTATAGGTGAGATAAATACTATACGTCATATTATTTCAAATAAAGACTTGCATGTATTTACATCAACTGATGAATTTATTATTCCAGCATTGCAAGGGCAAGTCACCACACCAACCAATGCATCAATTGAAAGACAAACATCTTTTGGTTCTTCTTTTCTAAGACCATATATTTATGATGGTGCAACAGTATTTGTTGATAGCTCTGGTTCTATGGTTAGAGAGTTTATATTTACTGATGCTGTAAAAGGATACACTGGGAACTCTATCTCTACACTATCCAGTCATCTAATTAAAACACCAGTACAAATGGCAATGTTATCAGGAGCTATAGGCAGAGCAGAAAACTATTTATTTATTGTGGATGCTGATGGTACACTTGCTGTATTCAATTCTAATAGAGTGGAGAAGAGAGCTGGTTATACGCAGTTTACATCACAAGGAAGTTTTCATTCTGTGTGTGTTATAGATACTCATGTTTATGCTGTTGTTAAATTTGATAAAGGTGATGGCACGAATAAATATTTTCTGGTCGAGTTTGACAATAGTTTTAATATGGATTTGGCTAAGACTTACTCTGGTTCAAATGGGGTCTTCAGCGTTAGTTCTGATTTCGCCAACGGAGCTGTGGTTGATGTGGTTAATGGTACTTTTTATCTTGGTTCATTTACTGTGTCTGGTGGCAATGTGGATGTTTCCTCAGTAGATTCTGCATTATCTTCTGCTGAGATTGGTTTCAAGTTTAATGTAAATTTAATAACTAATCCTATTGATGCTCAAGTAGCAGATGGTCCACTAACGTCAGAACCAAGAACAGTACAAAGAGTTGTTCTCGATCTAAATAATACATTATCTGTCAATGTAAATAATAATGAATTAATTATTAGACAGGTTACAGATGATTTTAGTTTAGCTCGAACACCAGTTACAGGTAAAAAAGAATTTAGACTATTGGGGTTTGGTGGTGATCCCCAAGTAACTGTATCACAAACAGCACCACTATCATTACAAATAAATTCACTCGTAGCGGAGATAGCATTCTAATGGCACTACCAATATTCATGCAAGTATTATCAGCAGTAGGAACTGTAGCAAGCGTAATGGGAACAATGGCGGCGGCTGATGCGGCAAAAGCAGATGCCGACAGACGAGCCAGAGAAATAGAAGAAGATAGAAAAAGAAATGCAATAAAGTATTTGCAAATGCACAATGATAGAACAGATCAGTATCTTGAAGACACAAATATAAATGAAGCAAATTTATTTGGAGGCACAGGAAGAGATACTGGTGATCAGAGTTTAGGTGCGTTCTTTGAAAAACAAAAAGCAAAAAAAGATGTTGATGTTAAGAGAATGGATAGACAAGCATTATTTACCGATGACAAATATCGTAGAGATGCAATAGGAACACGACAAGCTGGAGAAGAAAGACGAAAGTATCTATACTTCAAAGCTGTGAGTACAGGCATTCAAGGTTATTTCAATTATCAAAAATTTAAGAGTTAATGGTTAAAGTAATTAAACAAACAGTATCTTTTCAGAACCAGCCTATTGGTGTTCTTGCTCCTAATAGAGCAAAGGAACAAGCGTTGCTGGGTATTGCGGATGAAGTGAATCAACTGAATAATATTGCTTTCAAGGAGATGGAAAAGCAAGCCATTAAGAAGGGTGAAGAAGAAGCTCTTAAGATGCCGTTAGAAAAGTTCTATACCTTAAATGAAGAAGGTAATTTTTCTGCATATTCTACAGATGTATTTAAAAGCATGGGTTCTGTTGCACAGGATGCTTTTCGAGCAGTATCAGAAAAGAAGTATTTAAGAAGTGTTGAGGATGATCTAAAGAAAACAGCTAAAGAATATAGAGTTAAATATTCTGGTCAGGTTGGATCAGCACAATCTTTCAATAGTGTTATGTCAAACTATTCAGAGCAAATAGTTAATCAAGCACCAGAAAAATTCAAAGAACTCATTAAAGAAACTGCAAAGTATACTATTGCAGATCATGTTGCTGATTTAACTCTTAAGAATATTGCTGTAGCAAATGCTCGTCATTTGAACATGGCGATTACAAAAGAAAATGAACTTGCTTTTGAGATTCAGAATACAACAGACCCAAAGTTAAAAGCCGCATTACTTGAGCAACTAAGAGATACTATTGATGATTATCATAATATTGAATCATATAGTGGAGAAGCTAGAGCAAAGGGTGTTGCAAGTGCCGCTGAAAAAAGATTTGATGCTTTAACTCTCCACAACCAAGCAACAAATATGATGCAAGAGTTTTCTCCAGACCTTGATTCTATATCAGAGCTTACAGCAGTTCAGTTATATTTAGAGCATGGTATTGGTGCTGATAATATAGCAAAGGTTGAGGAAGACGGAACAGTAACTGGTGACTTAGACCTTCTTGAAGAGCTCAAAGATATACGCAGTAAGTTCTCAATTTACAATAAAAAAGAAGTAGTTGGTGTTGTTAATAGTATTATAGATCGAAAAAAATCATTTCTCAAAAGTACAAAAACAGAAGGAAAAGATAAGAACGCAAGAAATAATATACTTCTTCAAGTAAATAAATTATCGGATGCGATTACAGAAAAGTCATTAAATGAAATTACGATGTCTGATATTAGTAATTTTCAAAATCAAGGAGAGAACTTAGCTTCAGGTTCTAATGGTTCGTATTCTATAGATAATGTTACTGCCGCAAAAAATAGAATGATTACAAAGATTGCAAATAAAGCGGCAAAAGAGTTTTCAAAAATGGGTTTGAACTCTCAACATTTTAATCTGCTACAGCAATATTTTAATTCTGGTAGAGAATCTGCTCTTAATGAAAATCCAGTTGGATTTGATCTAAAGCCTCTAGGTCCGATGACAGAAGAAGCTAAAGCATTAGCAAAGAAATTATATAATGAATTTGATGGTAAGCTTGATTTTGCTCAATTCAATCGTCCAATTATACAGCAGTTAGGCTCAACTAAAGAATTGAGAAATGATAATGAGCTGGCAATTGTAAGAGCATTAGAAAAAATAACTGATGAACAAACTCGTAAAAGAGTGCAAGAAGCGGCTCTCAGTTATCAGAACGAATTCTATTCATTATCTGGTCAAGTGGAAGAATTGTTTGATGCTGGTAAATTTGAAGAGGGACAAGCTCTTGTTGATAGATTTGTAACAAAAATAGAAAATGCATTTAAGAAAGGGAAAGAGTCTGAGATATCTCTGGCTCTAGTTGGAAGATATAAAACAACATTTGAACAACTTCGAGCCGATGCTTCTGAAGATGACTTTATGAGCAAAGTATCACAAGTTGCTGGTGATGGAGTTAGATTGGTAAGAGGAGAAGATGGTTTAGTAAGTATAAATACTGATAATATTCAAATGGTAAAAGACCTTATAAACTTTATAAGATCGCCAGGATCTGAAGAATTAAGATCAAAGATACCTCCTAATCTTATTGAGGCGTATGATCAGGTTTATAAAATACCGGGTTCTTCTGGATTGAATACAAAGTTAACGGCTCTTGTGGGTGCATTAAATACAGAAAGTGGTAGCTTAACAACGGCAATGAAAAATAAAAACTTCATTGTAAAAGTTGTTGAAGGTTCTCATGTTCCGAAATCTGGAGATCGTGAAAAGATTGATGATCTAATATTAGAGCCACTTGTAAGGAATAACTGGGATGATTATGATCCAACTCAAACTCCTGATGCTAATTTAATTAATTATTTAAAAAGTCCAGCCTCTCTACAACCAATTACTGAAGATAACCCAATGATGGGTCAAATATATACTTTGATGCGTAACGGATATTTTAGTCAACAGTTCATGGCATTATTAGAAAATAATGAGAATCTAAGTAATGATGAGCTTGGTGTAATGATGACTCATGTTGATAGATTAACCAGCATGAGAGATAAACTAAGTAACAGACGTTTGCCAGTTCTCGAGAATACAGAAGAGATTTCTAAGTTTCGCACCTTATTAAGAGTTGCAAGAGTTACTGGAATGGTTACAGAAGATGATGATGGCAATGTTTCTATTATGGATCAATCGCCTTTGTTAAATACTTTTCGCAACTTAAATGCAATGAGTAATGAGGATATGCGATCAAGTTTAAATACATTAGTGCGTCCTCTAGGTCTTGATGTAGGAGATGGAGAAAATTTTAGAATAGATACTGTTGTTGATGCTTTACTTAAAAAAACTGATGCATTAAATAAAAATGCAGTTTATCCAAAAGAAGTAAAAGACTTAGCAAAGTTTTACTGGGGAAATTTTATAATGACTCCAAACAGTCGAACAGAAAACCCAGCAAAAGTATTTAAAGATTTTAAAAACTTTGTTCGTGAATATATGGATACTGAATATCAAGAAACTGATGGAAATATTTTAGATTATAGCCAGCAAAATGTAAGAGGTATTAGGCATACTAAATATCATCTTAATAAATATTTTACTGGTGAGCTGTATTTTGAAGCAATTAATTATATAAATAATACATTACCTGAAGGATTTTTATTTGATCCTGAAGTATCTATGTCTACTGATTTTATGGAAATTTTCGGCTCAAGGTTTGATGCTGAAGTTCCTGAGGATCAACTTGCTGGATTATCAAATAGATTCATAGAAAGACATAAATCAGCACTTGCTAATTTGCAAGAAAAGTCACCAGAGGCAATTAAAAAGTTTCTTCAAGAGCAAGGTATTAAAAAAGTATTTCTTGTTGCTGAACCAACTAATCAACAAGATGAAGTTGTTTATCAAGCATATTATTATGATGGTGTTCAAGGACAACCAAAACCAGTTCTTGTGCAAAATCAACAAGATCAAACAGTTCCAATGATATTTACGAGAAGAAGTATTGCTAATGCTTTTAATCAAGATGGTAGATATAATGTGGCATTAGAAAGAATTTTACGAGAAGCACAAGAAGAAAGACAAGAGATACTTCGTAAAAATGGAGTAACAGACTGATGAGTGAACCAGTCTATAGCAATATTCTTGTTGACCAATTTTACTATCCAAGTGGAGAACCAAACTTTGAAGGCTTTAGTCAAAGAGAAAGATTGAATCCTACCTTTTGGGAAACAACAAAAGCTCAGTTTGGATTTAGTTATGATAGTCAAGTAGAAGCAATTAAAGAAGATATGGAGTTTAATACTCTTGGTATTTTTAATCGTCGAGCAAGATTATTTAGCGGTGAGATTGATGAACCAGAATTTGATCCTGACTTTAATCCTTTTGATCCTGAGTTGATTGAAGGGTATGAAGAACATGCAGACTACTTTGCTAATACAAAAAACATTGAACATTTTAATTTTAAGAAAAGAGTTCTTGATGAAAACTTTGCAAGAAGAGCAATAATTCAAGATTCTGGATTTTTTCAAAATTTAGGTGCGGCTTTTCTTGATCCGATTAATTTAATTGCATTGCCCTTTGGTGGTCCAACTGTTGGAATGGCACGATCAGCAGTAAGAGTTGGAGCTGGTACAGCGGCAATAGTTGGTGCGGTCGAGGCTACTCGTTATCCTTTTGATCCTCTTGCAACTCCAGGTGAAGTTTTTATGAGTGTTGGTTCAGCGGCAACTTTTGGTGCATTGCTGGGTGGTGTTATAAGCATTCCATTAACACGCAGAGCAAGAATAATAAGAGATCAAAATAATAGATTCATTGAAAAAGAAGCTAAACTCAATGAAGAAGTTGATTTTACTACTTATGCTTTTGAGCAAGCAAATCTTAAAAACTCTGGAGCAAGAAATGTAGAAGATGTTGTTCCAACATTCTACCGAAAAACAGATATTGATAACG